TATTCGAGATGATCATGTCCAGACCCCCGGGCGATGGCGTCAAGATCACGTACGTCCGTGGGGCAAGTAGGCGCTGTGACGCGGCGTAGTTCCGATTACTGGGGTGGTGACTCTCTGTGGCTGGTCCTGGTAACACTCTGCCGAAGGATCCGGCGACTCGGCGGCGTCGGAATGTGGCGCCCGCGCCGACCATCGTCGCGTCTGATGATGAGTTGCGGGGGCCTGATCTGCCGATCGACGTCCTCCCGGATCGTGAGCAGTGGCATCCGCGTACTCGTGATTGGTGGCGTACGTGGCGCCGTTCCGCGCAGGCGCAGACGTTCACCGCGACTGATTGGGATTTCCTGATCGATACGGCGTTGATGCATCACACGATGTGGTCGCGGGGTCGTTGGGAGTTCGCGGGTGAGTTGCGGTTGCGGGCGGCGAAGTTCGGGGCGACGCCGGAGGACCGGCAGCGTTTGCGGATGCAGGTGGCTCCTTCTGCCGGTGCGTCGGCGGAGCAACAGAAGCCGGCGAGCCGGTATGGGCATTTGCGGGCTGTCAAGGAAGCGTAGATGCCGTGGCGTGGGCCCGAGTTTGATGGTGAGTTGCCGTCGCTGGGTTGGGGGTTGCTGGACTGGTGGGCTGATGTTCTGCCGTCGCCGCGGGACCATTCGCAGCCGCTGATTTTCACCGATGAGCAGGCCCGGATTTTGGTGGAGTGGTACACGTTTGATCCGGTGACGCTGCGGTTCGTGTTCCGGCGGGGTTGTTCGCGCCGGTCGAAGGGTTGGGGCAAGTCGCCGGTGGAGGGCGCGAAGGCGATCGCGGCGTTGGCTGGTGACGTCCGCCCGGACGGGTTCGACGCGGCGGGGGAGCCGGTGGGCCGGCCGTGGGGGCGTAAGGGCGACCCGAATCCGTGGGTGCAGATCGCCGCCGTGTCGGAGGACCAGACCGACAACACCTATTCGGTGTTGTACGAGCTGTTGACCGCCAATGACGGGGCCGCCGCCGACGATTTGCGGATCGATGTGGGTTTGACCCGCTGCTATCTGCGGGACCGGCCGGGCAAGTTGGAGCCGGTGACGGCGTCGGCCGGGTCGCGGGAGGGTCAGCCGGTCACCGACGCGACGTTGGACGAGACCCATCTGTGGCTACCGTCCAACGGTGGGGTCAAGCTGGCCCGCACACTGCGTCGGAATGTGGCGAAGATGGGCGGCCGGTCGTATGAGACCACCAATAGCTTCGCCCCGGGTGAAAGCTCGGTCGCGGAGGGCACCCACAAGGCGGTGATGGACGGCCAGCGGGGCATCTACTACGACGCGGTGGAGGCGCCGGAGGTCAAGCCGGAGGACCCGGACGAGGTGTTGCAGTCTGCGCTGCGGGTTGCCTACGGCGACGCGTGGTGGGTGGATGTGCACCGGTTGGTGCAGGACATTCGAGACCCGGAAACGCCCTGGGAAGACGCCCAAAGGTACTTTTTCAACCACAATGTCGACGACCGGCGTAAGGCGGTCGAAACGAAGCGGTGGGAGGGTCTGCACCGGCCGGGCGTCATCGTCCCACCCGGCGCGTATGTCGGGCTGGGGTTCGACGGGTCGATCTCCGATGACTGCACGGCGCTGCTGGGTGTGTGGGTGGTCGACGGGAAACCGTACGGGTTCGAAATCGAGGTGTGGCAACGCCCCCGGGGGGCGCCGCGGACGTGGCGGCTGCCCCGTAAAGAGATCCGGGACCGGGTGTTCGAGGCGTTTGACTACTACAACGTCGGGTTGATGCTGTGCGACCCGGCGAAGTGGCAGACCGAGATCGAACTGTGGGCGGAGGAGCTCGGCGAGGACCGGGTGGTGTTCTTCGACACCAACCAGCCGACCCGGATGTGGCGGGCGTGTGACCGGTTCTCCACCGCGGTGACCGAGGGCGCCTACTCGCACGACGGGTCGGCGGTGGTCAACGCCCACGTCCTGGCGATGCACAAACGGAAGGTCCGGGTTCGCGACGAAGACGACGACGGCCGGACGAAGTACGTGTTCGTGAAAGGCCCGAACCGGGACAAGATCGACGCCGGGATTGGTGCGGTGCTCGCGCTCGAGGCCGCGCAGACTATGCCCGAACTCCGCCGCCCAGCCCCGCTGCCGCAGTTGGCCACCGACGGCGGCTACTCCGAAACGGCGGACCTCATGTCCGTCGGGTTCTGACCCGGAAGGGGGATACGCATGCCGGCAGCCATCCCCCAACAGGAGATCGGGTACGCCCGGCTGGGTTTGACCGGCGGTGGCACGTGGTGGCAGTACGACCCGGACGAGACCACCCCCGAACTGCAGTGGCCCCAGTCGGTGGCGGTCTATGACCAGATGCGTAAGCAGGACGCGCAGGTCGGTTCGGTGTTGGAGGCCGTGACCCGGCCGGTGTTGCGGACCCCGTGGCGGCTGGACCCGGCCGGCGCCCGGGCGGAGGTGGTCGAGTTCGTCGCCGACGACCTTGGCCTTCCGATTGTCGGGGAGGACCCCGACCCGCCGCCGCGGATGAAAGACCGCTTCTCCTGGCTGGAGCATCTCGAACTGGCGTTGCTGATGCTCCCGTTCGGGCACATGTTCTTCGAGCAGGTGTACCGGGTTGATGAGGGTGGGGACCGGGCGCATCTGCGCAAGCTGGGCCCGCGGATGCCCCGCACGATCGAGCAGGTCGACGTGGCCCGCGACGGTGGCCTGATCTCGATCAAGCAGTACGGGATGCTGGACCAGCGGGCGCCGCAGCGCCCGATCCCGGTCAACCGGCTGGTCGCCTACGTGTACAAGCGGGAGGGCGGGAACTGGCTCGGCCGTTCGATCCTGCGTCAGGCCTACAAAAACTGGATGATCAAAGACCGGTTGCTGCGGGTCCAGGCCCAGACGATCGAACGCAACGGCATGGGCATCCCGCTGTATGAGGGCAGCGAAACCACCGCCACCCAGGGCTCCGCCGCGTCTGCCGAGATGACCGTCGGCTTGGCGATGGCGAAGGCGTGGCGTTCGGGTGAGGCGTCGGGGGCGGCGGTTCCGCACGGGGCGAAGCTGCGTCTGGTCGGGGTGGAGGGGGACCTGCCCGACGCGAACCCGGCGATCCGCTACCACGACGAGCAGATCGCCCGCGCGGTCCTGGCCCACTTCCTCAACTTGGGCACCCAAACCGGCTCATGGGCGTTGGGCACCACCTTCGCCGACTTCTTCACCCTCAGCTTGCAGACGTTGGCGCAGCAGGTCGCCGACACCGCCACCATGCACATCGTCGAGGACCTGGTCGACGTCAACTTCGGCGAGAAAGAACCCGCCCCGCGGATCACCTTCGACGAAATCGGCTCCCGGCAGGCCGCAACCGCGCAGTCGATCAAGTCGCTGGTCGACGCCGGTGTGATCGAACCGGATGAGGTGCTGGAGCAGGCGTCGCGGCAGCAGTACGGGCTACCGCCGAGAGACCCCGACACGGCCAGGGGTGAGGGGGACCCAAAAGCCTTGGCCCCGATGGGGCCGACGCCATCGTCTCGGCTATCGACGCCTACCGGGCAGGTGCAGGCGGCGGGCAGGTTCAACCCGGCGCTGCATCCGCGTGACACGGAGGGCCGGTTCCGTACCACGTTCGCCCGGATCATCAACGGGCTGCAGCGGTGGGCCGCGGCCGGCGGGAAGGGCGACCCGTTTGAGGGGTTCAGCCGCGAGCAGGTGCGCCGGGCGGCGACCAGGGATCTCGGTCTGACGTTCCGCCGCGGCGCGGCGGAGTCCGACATCAAAGACGCGTTCCTGGGCGCGGTGCGCAACCAGCTCGCCGGCGGGAAGGACAAACCCGACGCTCCGAAACCCGCGAAGAAGGCGGCGAAGAAGGCCGCACCAGCCAAAAAGGCGGCCAAAAAGGCGCAGTTCGACGCGGCCGAGGTCGCCGCGCGGGTGTCCGACCAGCCGTCGCAGGCCGCGATTGTGCAGCTGCTCGCCGGTGACCCCACACTGACCGCCGCCAAACTGCGCAAGGTCGCCGACGAGCTCGACATCGACGTCCCCGACGGTGTGAGGGCCAAATCGGCGCTGCAACTGCACATCGCCGAGCAGGTTGCGCGTGATCGCGACCTGCCGTCCGGGTTCGACGCCCCGCCGGTCAAAAAGGCAGCGCCGGCGCTCAATCCGGAGCAGAAGGTCCGCGCCGAGATAGCGACACACCTAGATCAAATGGCGAAGCTTTTCACCGGCCGTGAAGACTTCGGCGACCTCGGCGCGCGGGACAGCCGGACCGCGCCGAAGCTGGCGGCCATCGCGAAGGGACTGCGGGACGGGTCGATCTCGGACAAGGACGCCAGTGATCGGCTGGCCGCGTTGTCGGGCGACTACGAAGGAAGCGTCACCGGCGACAACCTGAAGGGCTGGGCAAGGGACCTGGCCCCAGCCAAAAAGGCCGCGCCGAAGTCGTTCGACGCGGAGTTGGTGGCGGGTCGGGTGTCGTCGGCGTCGTCGCGGGAAGAGATCGACGAGGCGTTGGACGGGCTGACCGTTGCCCAACTGCGCCAGGTCGGGGCCGCGTTGGGTTCCACCTCGCTGCCGTCGAGGGACAAGGCCGGGCTGCGGCGGGACGTGGCGCAGCTGGGCGCAGCCCGGCTGATCGGCCAGGCTCTGTGGGAGTTGGAGGGCCGGCCCGACATCAAGCCGGAGGTGACGAAGTCGGATCCGAAAATCCGCGAGATCCAGGCCGAAAACCTGGTCCGGGAGCGTATCGCCGCGCTTCGGGGCCGGTTGGACCTGCCCGAGGGTGGGACGCCGATGGCCGGCGGGGAGACGTGGCAGCGGATGCTGCGCCGGCAGGGCAACGTCAGCCTGGCCGACCTGCGGGAGAGCCTGCCCGACCTGTCGCGGGAGGAGTTCGACGCGACGGTTCGCCGGCTGTCCCGCGAGGACGGGTTCCACGTCTACCCG